TGCTACTCTTTCAAGCTGACGTGCTATTTCAGGCAGCGTATGTTGTATAAGTTTTTGACCCATTACGGTCTCATGTAGTTCCGGCATGTGTTATGGATTTAGCGGGTTAGTACCATCTTCATTGAGTGGCAGTTCTTCTATGTCATCGTACCAGATCTGGAGAGAGCCCAGTTCTTGTTCACATAGCTCTGCATCAAAAGTCTCTATAATAACACCAAGACCATCATCGGTCTGCTTGATTTCTACATCAAGTTTACCAACTCTGACCCACAGTGTACCGGTGTCGGGTTTTAGTGATAGAGTAAAGTCTGGACCACCTTCGTTATACTCTGTTATTTTAAAGGGTAAGTACTCCATTTTTTTCTGCTTTTGTTTTCTTGTCATGGCAGGTGCAGCATAACACCTGCAGGTTGTCTTGCTCACAGAAAAGTCGTTCAATAAAACCGGGTAAATCATTTGCACAGTTCAGAGAACCGGCTGGTATGATGTGGTCTACGTTGATCTTCTTTTCCGGGAAATATGCTTTACATTCAGCACAGAGATACTCGTACTGTTGTCTCTTATTAGGACCTTTATATTTTCTGCGTGCGGCCATCTTTGCCTGCGTGATAGGTTTCCACCAGCGGGACTTCTGGCGCAGTGCAGACCGGATAAAACTCCAGAAAGCAGACTCGGTCATAGTGCCTGCGTTACGGGTTTTGGCAACTCTGGGTTTCTTGGGAGCGGTAGTTTTCCTAGGCATATTGTAGATTAAGGTCTACAAATATACTGTAGAACTTATGAGTTCTCTAACTTTTTATTCAACAAGGGTACCAGGCGCAGGAATACCTGCTTGGCACCAAAGTCTTTAATAGAGTCAGATGGATCTTTACTCATAGGTAATACACAGGTTTCTACATCGGGATAGGTTTCCCTGTACTTTTCCATGGCTTTGATACCGGGCTCATCGTAGTCAAACAGGATCACCACCTTTTGATAGTCTTTGATGTACTGCTGCATGAGCTCTTTACGAATGACAGAGTTTTCTGAGTCCGGGGCTATAACATCCATAGAAAGCTTTAGGCTTTTTAGTGCCATGATGTCTTTTAGGGATGATGTGATAACCAGGAACTTATGACCTTTAAGCTGTTCAGAACCTTGTACATAGTCGCTGATCTTCAGGAACTTTTTGTCTACGGTCTTGGGCTGATAGATCTTATAGAGCGTCCCATCCTTTTTAAAATAGCCATATAGGTAGTTACCGGTGATGGTCAGTGAATTGACTTTACCATCCACGTCCTTTTCGAGGGTGTAATTCTCTAATGGACGGACATTGTACTCGTCCAGTAAACGAGACCCGATGTTAAACTGGGTCCAGAAGTACTGATCTTTAGTATTCCAGGATCGGAACACGTACTGTGATATCTTATACTTGCTAGCTTGTTTGAATTCCTGCACATCATACCCGCCATTGTTATGTAGTACATAGTCGTTATACTTTTCTATAACCGTATTACAAGTTTTGTGATACGGCATTTGAGTAATCTCTTTGACCAGGTCAATGGCAGAGCCCTGTTTACCAGACGAGAAGTCTTTATACTTATAAGTATTCTTGCTTGCGTCATAGTAGATGCACATAGATGGGGTACGTTCCTTTGCGTTGAACATACTCTTGATCTTGACATCCTGACCGCTCAGCTTTTCTTTAAGTTTACAATAGTGTTCAAAGATCCAGGAGACAGGAACATCCTTGACATCGTGCACCAGATTTTTAGTTGTAAACATGATCTACGGGTTAAGTGTGTAAAAAAATGGGGGAGAGTAGAAACCCTCCCCGCTATTCTCATTTTTTACAGATCTACTTGTAAAAGAGTTTCTTACATGTCAAAGTCATTGTTGACAGGCTCAAAGCTTCCCACCGGCTTTGCAGATGCAAGCGGCTTAAAGTGGTAAGGATTGTTTTTGTCAAACTTTTCAAGCTTGGCTTCATCAACAGAGCAGAACTTGTACTTCGGTAGCGCCAGCTTTAAGATGGTCTTACCGTTGTATTCTTCTTCCTTACCGTTTAAGAACCAGTAAGCATCGTGACCTTTTAACAGGTTCACTGCCTGAGCAACCCAGTCTTCCAGTGAAGAAGCCTGTATGTTGTCTACAGCGTCACGAAGACCGATCTCTTGTGCGATCACCAGGATCTTGTACATGATCTCGTTCTTAGTAGCATTGGTTTCTGCGTGCTGATCTGTCCAGATCGTTGCAGTTACACGGGCGGACAAGCCTTTGAACTTTGGACCATCCTGGTCATTTTTGTCTATACTCCATCCTTCAAAATCAGGAATAGCCGGGCCTTCTAATACAAGCTCCAAACTCTTCTTGTCTCCATTCTTGGATGTTCTTACTTGCCCGCTGAAGATGTGGGCATACACTACACCTGGTTGGAATGATTTTTGATTTCCACCACCAGTTTTTACTTCTTGTCCTTTTGTACTGAACATAGGTTGTTATTTAAAAATTAATATGTGAGGGGTTAGTTTTCGTAAGCAAGGATTGATTGTCTTACCAGCTCCAGATCGTTGACAATCTCGAAGTCAGGGAACATATCCTTGGGTGCCTTGCAGGTGTTTTCACCATTGTTGCGGGTTTCAAAAACGTGGCGGATGTTACCGTCCTTGTCTTTTTTCACTTTGCCAAATAATACCACGGAGAACAAGCCTTCTAGTGTGAGCTTTTCGTCCACCATTTTACCGATGGTTTTAGCTTTGAACTTGCGCTTGCCTTCCATGTCAGTGGATTCTTCTGCATGGGTTAAAAAGAATACCATCAGATCATCTCTGAGGTCTTTAGGCATACGAGCGATGCGGGCCAGATGGGCACCGATCTGCGTAAACTTCTCATAGCCTTTCTCGTCTACACGGTCAAAGAACTCAAAAGAGCTCATATACTGAAAGTCATCAATAATGAGGTTCTTGATCTCTTTGCGTTTTTCATTTACATACTTAATGCATGCCTCTATATTCTGAGGAGAGTTTCCATAGTACATATTACCCTGGGGATTGTCTTTACCCCAGATTGTATACTTCTTCTTCCATCCCTTGAAGGGGAGGGCTTTATTAGCTACATTGATAATGAATGTTTCTGCCGGATTCAGGTTTTCAATTGCTGTGGATTTACCTGCACCGGATTCTGCGATCACGAGGATTCCGTTTGCCATAGTTAAAATGGAGGTTTATTGTTCTGGGTAACGAGTCTGTTAACCCAGTCTTTTGAACTGACAGGCTGCCTGGTCTGAATCGCGATGTAGTCTCTAAGGGTCATTTCTGAATAGGGTACATCAGGCTCAGCTACCGGGGCCTGTGGTTTAGAAGTAAAGAGCTGCTGAGGTTTTGGTTCAACCGGTGCTGTATTCTTAGAAAAGAATCGGTCGTTGCTGAGAACGGCTGAGTCTTTAGAGATAGCTACCGATTGCGCGTTAACAAGCCTGAGCTCGTCTACGGGAACTAGATAGGATGTTCCTTTCTCGTTCATCTCATACTCTTCTTCAAAGTTGTCGTTACGGGCAATCCGATACACTTTGCGGTCGTTTTCCATTGGATCTAAATCCCTGGTGACCAGTTCAAAGAAAAATCCTTTGTCCTTCTTGAACTCTGAAGCAAACACTCCTACGACATAGCGTCCATGACGGTCGTAGAAAGCCATCTTCATGTTGAAGTCCAACGGTGAAATACCCAGGTCACCGATCAGCGGCATATGGTATGCACGGATCTGATCAAGCTTCTGTTTCTTCCATTCTTTGGGGTTGCCGTACCTGTCTACTTCGGGTTGTTGTAGTACGTTTTCGTTTGACATTGTACGTTGATTTTTAAAGTTCTTCTCCAACATCAGCCGATATAGGTCTGCGTCCTCCGTTACCGGAAGGATTACCAGATGCACGGCTTTGATTAAATGGCACATAGTTGGAGCCTCCTTGTGCCATCTGTGGTTCTACGGTCTCAATCATGCGCTGCCTGTTAAACTCCGCATCAAAGAACAGGACGTTGTCGTCACTGCCTCCGTTACGGGCTTTTAAGATGTGCAGGAAGATCTGGTTCTTGTGCGTGATCCATTTCTTGGGACCGTAAAGATTGATGTTAGCTCTGAAGGGACGGTTAACAGCGACCACCATGTCTGAAGATTGCATCAGGGCGTCACCGCCAAAGATGTCACCGGACGTGGGATAGTTTGCCACCTGACCCGGATGGGTGCGGGAAGCTTCTTCCATAGTGCGGTTCATCTGTGTAATCATCAGTACGATGATAGGTAGTTCGTTCTTAAGCTGCATCAGCATTTCCGCTGTGTTGTATAAGACATCAAACTTGTCCTTGTCACCGGTTCCTTTCTTGATCAGCCAGCTGTGATCAATCGTTACCACCATGGGTTTTGCTCCCATAGCTTCGTAGTAATACCGGATGGCCTTTTCTATTTCCGGTACAGGGATAGGCTTCTTAATAAGCTTACGCTGCACACCGGTCTTTTCCAGGGCCACTGTATCTGCCAGATGTTTTTGCATTTGTCCGTATACAAAATCATCCAGTTGTTTATAAGAGCTGAGGACATGGTTGTAATCCATGGCCACTTCAGCTGCAAACTGACGCGCTGCATACTGTTTGTCACCCATCTCAAACTGGAACTCCAGGATAGAAAAATCCTGGTCAGGATTGTGAAGGCGTGACTCCCTCAGTATCTGGGAGACTATCATGGTCTTACCGGAACCAGGTCTAGCTCCAATAGTGAGCATCGATCCCCATTCCAGTCCACCTATACCGGCATAATTCAGCCCGGTCCAGGGAGTCTTGAAAGACTTTACCCGGCCTGTTCTGCGGTCGTCTATATAACGGAGACCTTCTGCAAGGACCTCCGACATGTTTTTTGCCCCATAGGGCATAGTTGTACTCATAGCTCTCGGTTAAAAACCTTCTCTATAATAGTCTCTGCCGAGGCGATGCTTTCCTGGCAGCCCATATAGTAGGCCTTGTTCATCATTTGTTCTATCGCTTGTGAAAAACCGTTCAGCTTTATGATCCGTAGATCATCGCTGCCGGGTAGAGCTACGGTCACCTGTTCAAACAAATCTTTAACGTCCTGTTCGTGAAGGGTCATCTAGTCTCAATTTTTGGATTGTAAATATAGAGAACTTCATGCATAAAACAACAGTAAGTTCTATAAAAATATATCTTACAGCTGATACCTCTACAATTAAGTTATCTATAATAACCCAGGTTACCAAAGAAAATAGCAGGCTGATGATTAGCCGGTGTATACCTTTTTCTGTACGTGACATTCATTACGGGTTAAAAGGTTGTTCTTTAAAGACGATATCTGGATCGTCCTGAAGCAGCTGACAGTAATCTGCCAGGGTAGACTTTACAGTCTTGGTTTTAGGGTCGGTCTTTTGTATAAAGTAAGAGCTGGTGGCCATAAACTTAAGGTTATCCTTAAGCTTGATAAACTTGTAATAGTTAGTGGCTTCATGGATCAGGGGCCAGTCAAAGTTTGGATAGGCTTTAAAGAACCAGATAAACTTGATCTTGAGCTCCTCGATGTTCTGGCGCGCCACTTCACCTGTAGGCAGTAACCCTGTAGGGAAGATGTCACGGTAAGTCTTTATCTGTTGTAAGAAATCATCACCGAGTACATCAGTAGTCACTTTCTTCTTAGTCTTAACCAGGAAGGTTTCAAAATCATCCAGTACTGTGAGTGCCTGCTCGGTAACAATACCTTCCGGACTCAACAGTCCCAGGGATTTAGCCAGTGCTCGCTCTGCATCTATGTCTATAATGGGGGAAGGAGCTATACGGTTCCTGGTGCAATCAAGAAAGTAAAGCATGTTGGGACTCATCTGGTACTTGATAAGCGACTTCCAAAGCTGGTGACTCATGGTTTTGTTTTATATAGGTGAGGATACTGTAATACTTCTCGCGGAAGCTGTCTGATGTTTCCATCAGGATACCAAACATGTGGATGTTGTGCACGATTGTGGTGTGATCCCGGCCACCTAAGAATTCACCTACTCTTTCACAAGTGTACTTCATGGTGCGGGCAATGTACACGAACATCATACGCAGTTCTACCAAATCCCTTTTCCGTGACTTGCTGCCCAAAGGGACTTTTTTGCCAAACCGGACGGGTAAAAAGGAGTCAAAGTATGACTCTAAAGTCTCAAGACTCATCAGTGGAATTCCATACTCATCCACCGTAATCTTGGTTAACACAATGGGGTCATAGCCCATTTTCAGCCTGAACTTGTTCTTAAACTCAACGATGAGCTTCTTTTCCAAGGTCGAGGCATAGATTGCGGATTCTATCATATACCTGAGATTATTTACTTGTGCAAATGTATTGAAAGTTCTACAAAAAGTAGTATATTATATTGTAGAGTGTTTAGAAGTTCTACAGTATTTTTTCTTTATATATCCTAACCTTACTTGCCATGGCAAAAAAGTTTTACGCCCAGACAGACGCCCTAGGTTTCCCTATTCCGGGTACCATGATGTCACATATAGAAGTTCCTGTAGTTGATAACATATTGGAAATCACTACAAATATGCATCTTCCAGCTCATCCTGGGGGTCTTAGATACTACATACGCCTGGACGAGAAAGGGGCTATTTTACCTAATAGCCTGTTTATTCACTTTGATGTGATTGATCAGTCAGATGTAGTTAGCCTGCAACAACCAAATGTAGTAATCTACACAGTTGGCCAGTCAGCATTGGGTGGTGTAATAGCCTACATTTTACAGCCAGGTGATGCTGGATATGATCCTAATGTACAGCACGGTTTGGTAACTACCAGTGGGAATGTGGATACCGGAGCTATATGGGGTTGTGTTGGAACTGCTATTCCTGGCGCTGCTGGTACAGCTATAGGAACTGGTTACCAAAATACACTGGACATAGTAGCTGGATGTAATTTTCCTTTTAGTGCAGCTGCCATCTGTAATGATTTAGACGAAGGTGGTTATACAGACTGGTTCTTACCTAGTAAAGATGAATTAAACAAGCTATACCTTAACAGAACACCTATCGGTGGCTTTGTTTCTTTCTACTTAAGTTCTACAGAAGCTGGTGATGATACAGCGTGGGGTCAAAACTTTACCAATGGTGTACAGTTTGGCTATCCAAAAGATCAACCAATGTTTGTAAGAGCAATTAGAACTTACTAAACCCACCTTCTAAGCAATGGCATCACCACTTTTAGACAAGATCAAACTCTATTTGTTTCCTGGTCTGGCTTCTTTATTAGGGCTACTGATCTGGACTGCGGTGAACGATGTAAAACAAGAACTAAAAGCTGTACGTGAGGACATGAAAATCCTGATGGCACAGTCTAACATAGATAAGACACGTATCGATAACCTTGAACGTGTGGTATATGGGAACATGACGACCAACCGTCTTCCTGAAAAAAAGCCTGCAGCCCAACCTGCATTCCTGCAGATCATCGCGGTAAAGCCCGAAGATCGCATCAGCCCTCAAGCAGATCCTGCTAAAAGAGCACTTTAAAAAATCAACATATGACCTTTAAACAATGGGTCCTCGACTTGTTAAAAGACGAGAGGGGGGCCACATCTATCAAACCGGTAGTGGCTTTGGCGTGTACTATATTTCTTTGTCTCGCCCTTGTTGCAAACGCTTTTAACCGCACAGGTATATCACCATCTGACGCTTTGGTAGATGCCGTGATGTATGTATGTATCGCAGCCATGATTGGAGACACCGGTGATAAGTTCTCCTTACGTAAAAAACAAGAAAAACCTGAAGATGAATAGAGTAATAACCATCATCGTGATTGCTGTTGCAGTCATATTCTTCTTACAGCAAAACGGCTGTAATCCGATGAAGAACTACGGTCCTCCGAAGAGTGACACCATTACGGTGCACGATACTGCGTGGAAGATCCACGACAGTTTGATATTCAGAAAGGTCGAGGTGTTAAAGACACTGCCGCCTATTCATGATACACTTCCGCCACAGCTGATACCGGATACAAACTATGCTAAGCTTAAAGCTCAGTATGAGCATTTGTTAAACCAGCTTTATGCTATGAATATCTCTATAGATACCCTCAAGCTGGATACGATCGGTTGGGTTGCTATTACAGACACTGTAGAGCAAAACAAGATCAAAACTCGTTCTTATAAATATAACTACAAGGTTCCTACTATCACCAAGACGACCACTATTACACACTATGCTGCTCCTAAAAGACAGATGTATGTAGGTGGAGGTATTGACATGAACTCTACCCTGGGTGTAAATGGCGTACACGGTGGTTTCCTGTATAAGAACAGGAAGGACCAAATTTTTGGACTAAACATCGGTACCACTGTAAATGGCGGTATCAATTACGGCTTCCAATCATATTGGAAGATCAAACTAAAACAATAACTATGAAAAAGATCATTGCTATCATTACAAAAATCGTTGCTACTGTAAAGAGCATCGTTGCTATCGTAAAAAAAGCATTAGGACTGGTAAAAACCATCACTCCTGAACAAAAGAAAGAAGCTGAAACCATTGTCAAAGATGTTATCAAAGCAGTGGAAGAAGTAAAAGTTAAGCAAGCTGAAGCTCCTGTTGCACCTAAAGGCAACTTGATACCACTTGAAAGTGCTCCTGCAGCTCCTAAAAAGAAAAAGAAGTACTACAAGCCAAAGGCTAAGAGTAACTCTCTGTAATAAACTTATACTATATGAATATTGATCGACTAAAGGGACATGTCCCTGACTCTATTATTGCACAAATACCCGGAGTGATGGAGAAGTTTGGTGTGAACACACCGCTACGACTTTCACACTTCCTGGCACAGTGTGGCCATGAGTCTGGTGGCTTTAGAGTGTTCTCTGAAAACCTGAACTACTCGGCTAAAGGCCTGGTAGGCATCTTTAAAAAATACTTTAAGCGTGCAGACGGCACTGTAGATGAGCCAAAAGCTGCAGCGTATGCGCGTCAGCCTATTAAAATAGCAAACCTGGTGTATGGTAACCGTATGGGTAATGGTCCGGAATCATCTGGTGATGGTTACAAATACCGTGGTCGCGGAGCAATCCAGCTGACTGGTAAAAGTAACTATACAGCTTTCTTTAAAGCGGCAGGACTTCCACCGGAAACCAATCCGGATGTAGTGAGTACACAGTATGCTTTGTTATCTGCTGCCTGGTTCTGGAGCAGCAACGGTTTGAATAAACTGGCTGATGGTGGCGCCACTGATGCAGTGGTAACATCTATTACTAAAAGAGTGAACGGTGGCACCATTGGTTTGCCGGACCGTATTAAGCACTTTAAAGAATACCACGCATTACTCGTATAACCCTATAAAACATAAAACCAATGGCTGTTAAAAAATCTACAACAGGATCACGTAAAGTTTCCTTTGGGAAACGAAAAGGAGGCAAGGCTAAAAAGTCTAGCGGACCTAAAGACAAGCCTGTGAAAAAGTATCAAGGACAAGGAAGATAATATCTTCCTTTTCTTTTAATATATAACTCTATGACACTGATTAATCGTATAAAAGAAAAACTGGTACTGATCCCAATCTACCTGGCTCTCACCTGGGTAATACTGGCTGTAATATTCCAGATGTTTATGGTTGGACTTCATTTTGCAGGTCAGGAAGAAACCATCCGCACTATTGTAAACTGGTTTGACTGGAAGTTTGACGGACGTTTTAAGAACTCTCCCGGTAATATTTGGTACGAAGAGCCTAAAGTGATTCATGTAGGCAGTGTCACTAACGCTGTGGTGGTAGGTCCACTTACCGGCAATCGCAAGCTAGAGTTTGGTGTGAAGAATGTAATAGAAGAAGTGCTGCAGGATAAAGAATATAACCTGGACAGTACAGCTTCTATGAAACTTACAGCAGAGATTATCTACCTGGATGTATTAAAGACAGAGTCAAGTTTTTCTGTGATACATAAAAACAAAGAGTCTGTTGTTATCAGATTAAGGGGTCAATTACTCAAAGATGGTAAGGTAAAAAAGAAAGCTACCGTTGAAGAGTCTGCAGATGAGATCTCTTTGAGTACACTCGCCATTGACCAGGGCGGTAAGTTCAACCAGCAGAACCTGAGCTCTGCATTAAAAAAAGCTTCAGAATCTTTAGTTAACAAGTTGATCAACTAATATGAAAAGAACGTTCTTATTTCTACTGATCTTACTCAGTGTGACTATGTCATCTTTTGCCCAGATTAAGTTCAGGGCTTTATCGTCTGTAGGGGGTGTTACACTTGCTAGAGGAGGAGAGTTTGACTATATTATTCAAGCCAATGGTAATGGTAACACTAGTACTCGTCAGTTATTATTTGATGTACAGTATGATAAAGACAACTTTGAAATTGTTTCTGTCAATCATACCGGTACAGGAGGAAATGGTGGCGTGCTTCCTCAAAACTCTAACCCACAAATTTCCTGGACCAACTACCCGTTGTATAATTTTGTAACTTCTGCACAGAACACCACTGCTAATGGTACTACTAACTACCAGTTTGCTAACTATAATTATTCTACAAGCAATGTGTATGCCATCTTAAGAGCTACACTTACCTGGTCTACTAACAGTGGTATGCCTTATACAGGTTATGACCGCATGATTGTTATTAAGTTCAGACTAAGAGCTAATTCTACAGCTTTCAGTTTTAATCCGATCAGATTAAACTTTGTAGCAGGCTGGACCGGAGCTGGTCAGTGGGATAATACTATTATGGAAAGTCCATTATCTACATCTGTTATAATGAACCAAAACTTTGGTAAGTATATCAGCGCCAAGGTGGACCTGAACACAAACCTTTTTAATCTTTCTAATGTAAGAGTATCTTTTAGAGATACTGCTACCAATACAGGCGTGATATTCCCTGTTACTTCTACAGGAGAAGTAGATATCAACCAGTCTCAACTGGCTGCCAATAAAGTGTATGACATCACAGTTATGCATGAGCTGGATAAGCTTTACACTATATACAATAATGCAATTACTATATCAGATTTTACAACGTCTCAATCAGAGTTTACTTCTATGGGTCTTGATGGCTCAAAAGGTGTAACACTCAAGACTGGTCAGTCCCTATATGCTGCAGATATCAACAGGAATAGGTCATTGGATGGTGGAGATCTTCCACGTTTACTGTCACAAGTGACGGGTATTGATACTTTGATAACACTACCTGCGGGATATGTTGCCGGCAGTGGCGGATTTATGAGTCTTCCTACCTGGCTTGGTACAGATGCTATAACAACTGCAGGACAAGTAGAGTGGTGTGTAATTACACCAAACGCTTATGGACAGGGAGTGAGCCGTATCCAGGTAGATATGAGAGAGTTTAACGGAACAGGTGTAACACCTGCTGATATAAAAAGTATACAGTTATTTGACATCTTTTCTGGTGTTGTAGAGTTTATGAGCAATGATGCTACATGGGCTACTTATAAGGTGGTGAGTAACTTATCTAAAGCCACTGATGGATCTTCTGTGAACTTATCAAACATACGTAACATCAACGGTTCTTCTGATTATGGCTTACAGGCAGAGTTTACATTTAATACTTCTCCTGGTGCTTCATGGAACTCGATCACTACCTCTAACTGGAAGAACATCACTGCACCAAAAGTATTTTACAGAACAGGTGCACTTGGAACTAATCAGTTCCTGGACCTGAAATATTTATTATGGGGTGATGTGAACAGATCACACTCTTCTCAAGTGGTAGTAAGCAGCGCTGGTACAAATACTGTACAGACTAATGCTGCAGTGAGTATGCAAACAAATACTGCATTCAGAAATGAAGCGTCTTTATACGTGAATAATCCTGGACCAGTGAGTGAATCGATCGATGTAAATCTTACTAATCTTACAGTAACATCAAACAGTGTTGAGATACCGGTGAGTGTAGATCCAAAAGGAGCTTTAGTAAGTGGATTACAGTTTGAGTTTACGTTTGATCCTGCTAAGATAAAATTTGAAGAGCTTCTAGCTAACGTACCTAATACATGGTATGTATTTGCCAGCTGTAAAGACGGACGTGTAAAGTTTGGAGCATTGGATCAGAACAAGACTACAAGTCTGTCTACTACTACAGTGCCGTTCAAGTTAAAGTTCTCAACTATTGGAGAGGGTGTAAACATTATTACATCTGTAAAAGTATCTGCACTGATGGACGCCAGTGATGCCAAAGGCAATCAGCTGGGTATGAATCTGAACACTACACAAATCAAGTTAACCGGTTATAATAATTTCTAAGACTATGAAAGAAACAAGCAAACTACTACTGATCTATTTGTTCTGTATCGTATTAGCCATCATTGCGTGCACTAAGATCGCTATGGAACCCGCACCAGTGATTGACCTGGGTGTACAGTCTACATCTACAGGTATCAAGACTATTGTACAAACTGGAAACACTTTGGATGTAGAGTTTACAACTACACCAGGTGCAAAGTATTCTGTACAAGTGGTGCCTTTTGGAAAAGAAGAACCTGTTAAGAAAGAAGGCTTCACTGCAGTGAGTGAAATTACAAAGAAGTCTTATGACCTGTCTGCGTTACCAAAGCGTGACTATGATTTTGTCTTTATAGACATCAATGGTAAAGAAGTAAAATATCCTATAGTTATTAAATAATAAAAACAACACACTATGTCAGAAGAACAAGCAAGCACCGGTGGTTCTTTAAAGAACATTCTCATCGGTTTAGTATCAACCGTCACCCTAGGTGTGGGTGGATGGTTTACCAGTAAACTTACTGGTGAAGACGAAAAAGAAGCAGCTCCTGCTGCCGCGGCTCCTGTAATCAACATTACCAACTCTAACCAACAAGCACAGCAAGCTGCTGCAGGTGGTAAGACCGTTATCATCAAGGAAAAAGAAGTTGCAGCTAAACCAGCTCCAGCTAAAGTTAAAAAAGACGGTGATGAGTTTAAAGAAGAAGCCCCTAAATGGTAAGTTATGGCAAATGCTAAGAAGAAAAAAAGAGCCATGCGATCGATCCGCTCAGGCCGTAAGACGACAGCTCAGATTAAGAAAAACCAGGAAATATTAAAAACTTATGAGTAATCAAGAACCAAACACAGGCTTCAGGGAACTCCTGAATGCCATGATGCAAAGACGTTGGTACATCACTGCAGGTGTACTCGGTGGATTTATACTAATTATTGCAGGAATCTTTACAGCTGTATCCAATAACGCCACTATGGCGGGTGAATGGAAAGAGTTGTTAATGCTTTTACTGGGTGCCTTTATTGGCTCTTACGGTAAGATCATTGACTACTGGTTCTCTGATACAGATAAAGATAAGATGCTGGTACAGAAGATGGATGAAGAAGATGGAGTTTCTATGGGTCATACTAATGACATGAAAGAAACTAACAGACCTTTTACACCAATTGTACCGGATGCTTTTGTTGCCGGAGCACAAGCTGCCCGTGAACTGGCTGTTGTAGAAAACAAACAACGCTATGACCTGCAAAAAGATGAGCAGGAACACAGACAAATTCTTGAAGCTGACCAACAAGAACACGAACAAGAAATGGAAAAGCTGGAATTTGAACACCAGGAGCACCGTCAGTGCGAACATGTATGGGGTGACTCAGATCATGATGGTGAACTTGAATGCCAGAAATGTGGTAGGATTAAAGATCCGCACTAATTGTTAACGTAACCCTTCTACATGGACACTGATGACCAAAAGAAACAGACTAAAACTATTACGTTCCTGTCGGGATGCCAGCTTAATGGCTGCCATGTTCTTCCTGCCGCTGGGGTACGATCTCTTGTTCAAGACGCTTTTAGATTACACTGGGAGCTTCTGGGCCACCGATATCATATTCTACTCGCTGTCAGGGGTGTTCTGGCTGTCCTACTTCTTGCTGTCCAGATATTTAAAACCTAAGACATGAAAAAATTCTTATTGATACTGCTGTTTATAACGCTGATGCTTATCAACGGGATAAATGCACAGCAGATTGCGGCTACCAAGACAGAGCAGTATAAAGCCAGCTTTGAAAAAGCTATTGACATTTCACAGTTCCTGGACTATGATGGTCCACAGATTCCTGTGCAGATACTCAAGTGCGGTATATCAGATGAGATGTATGAACTCTATCCGGAGCTCAAAGAGAAACGAGTAGGCCTTGGTGTGGCCAATATTTCTATGGAATATTTAGAGAACCTAAACAGGTTCAAGTTTACAGAAGATAAAACAGAGATCAAGAACCGTATGGTAAAACAGTTCCAGGCATCACAAGCCGGGATCTCCGAGAACAAATTAGATGGACGTGGCAAGATCAACCTTGCCAAGTACTTTGTTACTATAGAATGTTATGATTACTCTGTATCAGAAGATGAAACGATTTCACTTAAGGATGGTACAAAGCAACTCATGGTTACGCGTATTGGTTTACAGGTCAGATTCACTGATGCTGAAACTGGTGTGGTGTTTTCAGGTTCTGGTCTTGGCGATGCAAAAACTACGAAAGAAGTAGCCGGCATCACCTCTGACGCTACCCTGGACCCGGTTAAGTTTAACCAGTCTACTATCTCCATTGCTACAAAAAAAGCTCTTGACATAGCGTGCGCCAGGATCCTGGATCGCATGATCAAGAAAGGAATCTTTACGAAGTAATGTGGAGGGGCCTATGTGTTGTTTTGTTCATATTATTTTCTAGCGCTTATGCTAACGGCCAGGTCATTGTACAAACGTTCACAGACCCTTGTACTAAAACAGTTTCTACGTTTACAATCCCTCTTACTGGCAGCACTGTCATTATTTTTTACAATAAGTCTAGGACTTTTACTGCTGCTGATGTACAGTCTGGTGAATTTACTAGGTGGATCAATCAGGTGTATGAAGACTACCGCAAATTATCTCCGTGTTCTGTGGCTCAAGCTGCAGCTACTAGCACTCAAATTACAGCCACTGCTGTATCTGCTGCAGTAAGTTCAGCAGCCAGTGCCGCTGCGTCAACAGCAGCCGCTTCTGCAGCGTCTTCTGCTGCTTCCAGTGCTGCCTCATCGGCAGCCAGCTCTGCGGGCAGTTCTGCCGCAAGTTCAGCTTCTTCCTCCGCCAGTAGCTCTGCCGCTAGTTCAAGCAATTCTCAAGGATCGAGCTCAGAGTCTAGCAGCAGCAGCTCTAGCAGCGGGGAAAGTTCTTCAAGTTCAGAGTCTTCTTCAAGTTCAGACTCTAAGAGTGAATCTAAAAGTGAAAGTAAGTCAGAGTCTAAGAGCTCTTCTAAAGGCTCTTCTAAAGGGGGTGGTAGGGCAGCTGCCCGTGTAAACCCAATATTGTTTAATTCCGACTTTACAGGGGGTCAATCCCTGGACAAGTCTGTGAATGTTATTGCTACGTTTGGAATGTCCCAGTCATCTATGACCGGACAGTCATCCTGGGGTGTAACCGGGATGGTATGGAGTAACCTGCAACAGTTTGCACTGAGCTCCAGGTATACTAAAATGAATTTTCAGGAAGGTAAACTACAGAGCATCTCCAACTGGGGTGCTACGGTTGCTTCCGCCTTTGGGAGCCATTTTGGCTTTATTACTTATGCCTACATTTATCCCAACAAGTGGGGTGTAGCTGGTGTCAACACTACAATATCTGTTGCCAAGGCTGAAGACGAGTATAGTGTTACTAACTCTATGCTTTTTTTCTTTACCAAGTCTTTTCCTATTAATAAAAAGCTCAGTATTTCTCCGGATATCTACATGTCCGGAAGTCCGCTTACGTATCTGACTAAACAGCGAGCATTTGTGGAGTCTCCTGACATGGGATTCATGACAGGTGCTGCTGTAGATTATGCACTGACTAAGCGGTTTAAGTTTAACATAGGTGTCCGGACCAGTATCTCTACTAATCCGGACTTACCCATATTAATTTTTGGTGTCATAGGCTCTAAGATGAACCTATAACTATTTTATTCTCCACACTCTTCTCTCTCCATTTAGCTGCATACGTGATGTCAGCGTAAACCCTGGTCTTATGCGTGCAAATTGCTTTGCTGCATAATGTAGGGTGTTGGGTTTCTTTGCAACAGGGTCTTTAGATGGTACAATAAAACTGTCTCCTGGCTTCATTATCTCAAAGGGGAACTTGTCTCTCAATGACGATAAACGTATGCCAGTAATTTCTACGCCATGCTCTACAAGATATGCCCAGTTCTTACTGGATTTTGCAGAGCCATTGTTGTTTTTGGGTGTTCTTTTTTTTGGTGTATTCATACTGTATTTTTTGATGGCTCAATATAAAATGCATCCTGAAAACACCCCATAAAACCTTTTTTGCAGGTAATTAGGTAACGAGTTGGTTACCTAGACAGCTTTTCCATCTAACCCTACTTGATATATACGTGATCCGTTAAATATGATACATTGTCCTTTATCCATGTACTTCTCGTCAAAGGAGTTAAACCTTGCTCCTTCTACACCAATAAAGAATGCTTTTTCTGAGTAGATGCTGCAATGATCTTCTGCATCAGTAATCACTAAAGCGTTGTTACCTATAAGTTCAATGTTACGTACTGCGTTGTCAATAGTTGTACCGCCACCACAATCTATCATAGAGATAGATATCAGGTCGTTGCGGTATTTCTTAACGCGTGTATCAAACAAGTAGACATCGTTTAGCATGTCCAGTTGTTTTAGTTTAGCAACCATAGACTTAGCAAAATCTATCTTGGAGATATACCTGTCTTCTGTATTCACTACACCACAGCTGCTGGACATAGATCCTGATACATCTATATAGACATCGATCTTGCCCACATACTTGTAGTCTTTGATCTGGATGTCTTCTAAAAATATCGTACGTAGCTTGGGATGCAGTAGTATATAATCTTCAAGTCCGGAAACATCCTGGGAGTTAAGCAGATCATCATAGATGGTTTCTTTGCGTGCAGAAAAATATGCAGCACTCTTGTCCAAAAGCTTTTGTAACTTTTCTTTGAGTGAACCCATAGAGATATTAATACGCTCGAGTCTTTCAGCAACTTTTCGGAAATAATCCGGAGAGAGCTTTGCAGGTTGACCGCTACCACCTTTATAGGAGTCTTCAAAAAGTTTTTCCTGGGTTTCTTTATCAACGTGCTGGTCCATCATATTACAGGTATCCTGTGCATCTTTCATAGCTTTATCCAGCATGTTCTTGCTCAGCTGATTGTTGAGCATTTTATCCATGGCATTGTCGATATCGTCTTGGTTGAACTGATTATCGTCACCACCACCCAGACCGTTCTGCATTTGCTGATGAGCTTCCGGATCAATGTATTCCATCATGGTCATCTGCATCATGTAGTAGAGCATCATCTGTTTGGTAAAGATGGCGCTTTTCAGGTTGGACCCTTCAGACATAATCTTACCTACAGGATTGTTAGCTTTCTCTA